AGAATTTTGGCTTTTCCAACCCAATTTTTTCCTTTTTTTTCAAGTTCTACAATTAAATGTGAAACACGTTCAAGGTTAATTGCTGGATTATCGGTTGGGTGATTTAATTCACCATATGCGCGATTTTTTTCAACATATTCTTTGATATAACGCTCACATTCCCTATCTAGAACGGATTCAGGATATTTCCGTCCATTTTTATTTATAATTTCAGCTTGCATGAAAACGCCAGTAATATAGTAATCTTTTCCATCTTTTCCGTATGAAACGTCTTCGTTGATTTGTCTTAGTAGTTTCATTTTTTCCTCTTTTGAAATCTATTTATATAGTCCGGCAGATTTTCCTTTTCTTATAGATATTTTTCGTTTTCTCAAAATTTGTGCCATTTTTCTCATTCTTTTCCGAACTGCTCTAAATCTAGAAATTCTTCGTTTTCGGATTTCACTGGTTTTCATTCTAACCAGTCGTTTTCCTCTCATTTTGTAATTTTTTCGGATTGATCGGAGTTTTCGTCTTTGAATTTTTCCTTTTCTAACTCGGTCAACCCGAACGATGAATCTACCAAGTTTTACTCGTTTTTCTACAATAAGTTCCATATTAGTTCAATGGAGGATCGTATGAAGTTGCTCTATTAAATCCTTCCCGTGATTTTTCACAAACTAAAACAATTGAATAACGATCAGTACTTGTAGTAGTAATAAGAATATCGCCATTAGCAGAAACAGCATCATTTTCTAGTTTTGCGTTCAAATACCGATTCAATTGTAAATGGAAATTTCCGGGAGCAAGCTGTAAGAAAGTTTTTCTTGGCGAACCTTCCCAAATCAATGAAATCTGATTTGTTCCAGAAATAGACCATGCAACATCAATTACTCGTAAATGATGAAAAGTTGTGTCTGATCTTGGATTTGAAAGAGTTGATGCATCTACAACTAATGCATTTGATTCGGTGACATTTCCCATAATGAGAAATACCACCAAATCTTCTCTTTCTTTCAAAATTTTTGTAGTTGCCATATCTTATGCCTTTATTACTCTTTAATAATGTTACTCTAAATCATAATGAGGATATTCTGGTTTTCCATAGAATTTATCTTCACCAGCATAATCCTTTAGTTCTTTTGCAATATTCAAGATTTCTGGATCAGTTTCATTATTCATAATAACCCAAACCAAATGTCTAATTTCATCTGCAAAATCACTAGGTTTTCCTGTTACAATTGTATTATATACTGATCCGTCAAAAAACTTTTCAGCAGTAATTATTGTATCCTTATTCAATCTATTCTTGTATTTTTCTAGACGTTTGATTGCATTTTTAAAATCATTGAAACTCTCAGTCAATGGTTTTTTGGAAAGCATTTTTTTCAATTTGTCTTTAATTTCTTTGGCCTTTGGCCCGCGCCATGAAGAAGCATTAGAAAGGAAATATGCAATAATGGAACGTGCATCGTCATAACCAAATTTATCATTGATTGAATTAAGTTGCTTCATTGCATCAAGATATGGACGAGCAGCATAGTTGACATTCTTCCAATCTTTTTCAATTTCATAAGCGATCTTTGATAAAGATTCTGTCTCTTCTGTGACAATATTTTCAAAGATATTCTTCTTCATTTCCTCAATTTTTTGTGAAATTCTCTCAGAAACGATTTGTTTGAAAATACGTTCTGATTCCTGAGGATTCTTTTCTTTAATAAATTGCAACAATTCTCTGATTTCTGTCATTTGTATTTTCTCCTGTGTTTATTTATATTTCTGGAGTTTTTTGTTCGGGTGGTGGTGTTTCTCCTGTTGTTTCAGGAGAAGGTGTTGTTGGTTCAGATTCGGGTTGTTGTTCTGGTTCTGGTTCCATATTTCTTGGTTGGAAATTTCCTGAAATTTCCGGTTCAGGTGAACCAAATTCTCCCCCTCCAAATCCCATATCAGAAATTGGAGAGCGTGGCTCTTCTTGAGGAGGAGTTCCTCCCTTTTCTGTAATCAGATCCATCTCAATTTCTTTGATTACTTCATCTGTAAGTTTCAGGAATTTCTTCTGAATATATTTCTTTGAAAAATAGTTTTCACCAAGATTGATTGCAGCTCCGGCTAATTCAATTCTACGAGTCATAATTTCTGCTTCATTATATTCAGAAAAATGAGAATCCATTTTGTAATTATAGAAAATATTGTTCTTTATTTCATTCCAATCTTCTTCAGTAATTACGTTTTTCAATAGTAACTGAATTCTTAGAATTTTTGTAAATAATGAAGCAAACCGATTACGAAGCCGATGGATAAATTTCATGAATTTCAATTCTTCTCGTTGAATTTCAGTTGCTCTAGTTTGAAGTACAGGAGAAGATTCTCCAGAAACAATTCGGCTTGTTGGAATATATAAAGATTTGTAAAGTTTGTTCAAAAAATACTTGACATCTTCCATTTCACCAAGGTTTTGCCCGCCGGGAAGAGTTGAGATATCAGTAGATTTTCCATCATCATACACTGGAATCCAGAAATCTTCCAACATAGAAAGAGTTCTTGTATCGTCTTTGATTTCGCCAGTTTGTGAGTCATAAACAATTTTATTTCGGAACTTGTTCATCAAATCATTCATTTCCTGATTGATTTTTGCTTTTGGCAAATTACCGAAATTGATTTTGAAAACTCTTCTTTCTGGAGCACGGGCCACACGATAAATAACTGTAGCGTCTTCCATTAAACGCAATTGATTGAATGGTTTGATGGCTTTATGTAAATATGAAATTGCAATGGAATTTTTGTTTTTATCTTCAATTGTCAAACCCGAAGTTACACCAACAACCATATCCGTTGAAAGTTTGATATTTCCATCAAGAATGTAGTATTCATCATATTCTGTTGCAATAGATAAAGATGAAATTTTCTTTTCTTCTTTTGGTTCACGGACTTTTTGAATTCGGCGCGGATCAATATATCGTAATTCTTTTATTCCCTCTTGCGGTTTGGTCTTGTCAATAACAACGTTAAAATATAACCGTCCGTCAATGTACCAACGACGGAATAGTTCATATGAATTTTCCGTAAAATTCAAAAGAGAAAGAATATAATCAAACTCTTTTTTGATAACTTCTTTGATTTGTTCATTATACGGTAATTTGTCCAATACAATTTCAATTGGAGAAGAATTGTCGCCGATGTAAAATACCTCATTGACAATTTCGTCAATTGCCGATTCAATTTCACTATAAAGACTCATTTCCCGATATTTTCGGATTAAGTCTTCTTGATTGACAAACGATACATCTGTATTTAAGGCATATTGGAAAAAATTAGAATTCCGCATAATATTTGTCCCCTCATCAATATCTGAGGGGACAACTGCGGAATAATTTTTAACTTTTTCTTCTTGATTTTTTAATTTTATTCTAAATCCAAAAAAATTGTATAGGTTCTCAAATAATGAAGCCATTCGCCTTCTCCTAAAAATTAGGCTCTATCAGTGGTTTCGTCTTCCCACCAGTTGTAATAGAGAGTAACTGTGAATTCTTCTAATGTATCGTTGGATTCCCAAGAAACATCAATTGGTGAAATGTCACCGGGCCACATATCTTTGAAAAAGTACACTTTAATTGGATCACCAACCTTTGAATATTGAATGATTTGAGCATCTGCATAGATATTATCACGAACTCTCAGGTTTGCTGCGTGCATATTGATGGCATTAGACCAAGCTTGAAATGCATTTCTGACTGTAAAAGTTTCGTCATTGATGACTGTTACAGACCATTCCACGAATACTCTATCACCGGGAACTTTGATTTTTCTACCAAAATATGGAACTTCAATTACACCAATCTGTTGACCCGGTAATTGAGCGGCTTTACAAGTAAATGAAAAATCAGTAAATGCCCGGCCTGATTGAGCAGCAGCAGGAAATGTAATAAATGCATTAAATAGGGTTGGTCTTGCTCCTTCACCAACTAGATTTGCTTTGAATTGTGATAAATTAAATGCCATTTCTTTTTCCCTCTAAATTCTATTTAGGGGAGCAGAATAACTGCTCCCCACGAATTTGCTAAAATTTTCCTACGATTTCTTGGAATTCAACACCAGTTCTAACTGCAACGAAATTCAACTGAATTTCACGAATAGCTCTAGATGGTTTAATGTAAATATCACCAACAAAACTATTGTTATCAATAACTTCTGGAGTGTTATTGGTTTCATCACAAACTACACGGAAGTCAAAAATTCCACGGCTACCCTTGATTTCACGAAGATATGGTTCCACCATTCCAACAAATTGAGCACGAGTAAATTCATCATTCATTTCAAACAACATATATTGAGCAGCAGTTGCAATAGCTTTTTCAAGAATAATGAACAATCTGCGAACATTAATTGCGTCAAATGCTGATGGTTTAGATAGTAATGTTTTGTCGCCGAAAAGAACTGTGCCAGCACCAACAGAAGAAAGAACCGGATTTACGCCATTATTGAATAACTTATCGCGGTCTGCTTTCTTCATTGGATTATAGGCCAGCTTAATAACGTTGCGAATTTGACCACGATTATAACCAGCCGGAGAAAACCAAGGTCTGGATACTGTATCGGTATAGGCACAAACACCAGCGACATCAGCATTTAGCGGAATCCAACGAAATACGTCATTGTATTTGTCATACTGGTATTTCCAACCGCTATCTGCTACAACGTAAGATGAAGATGGTAAAGTGTTTCTCCAAGCAACAATATCATCTGCTTCTTGTCCAACATTATCAAGAACATCGTTTAATTTAGGAGAAATGAATAAAACGCAATCGCGTCTATATTCTGCCAAATTAGAAATTAAATCAATGATAGTTGTTTGACTTGCACCAGCAGCAAAGACCAAATTTACATCAACAGTTTCAACGTTTTTGAATAAATCATAACCACGAATTTCATCTGCTGGAGTTAGAACGTCAGCACTCACTCCACCAGTCAAAGAAACAGATTCAGGAATTGGCAAACTAGCATAGGCACCAGCCAAAGTAACAGTTTCTGTTCCCCAGTTAGTTCCGGCGGTAGGATGATCCATCCACCAGACGAATTGTGACTTATTATTAATCACGTTTTTGTAATAAATTGAGCTGCCATCTGCGGATTTTGCGTCAACAGCTTTTGAAAGAAATGCAAATTTTTCAAGAACTTGACCGGGAATATTAGTGAAAAGTCCATCTTCGTCAACAACAATAACGTGCACTTCATCATTGCTACAAGCTTTATTTGCAGCATAAGTGCTAGTGTCTGGTTTTCCGGGAAATTGATCTTGATATTCCCAATACCGTTTAATTGCAGCACCAGAGCTAACATTTGCAACCAATCCGCTTGCAAGGGTAATTGTAACAGTTGAAACGTTTACAACCTTGTATTTTGTTGGATCTGTTCCGAATGA